GAGGGCGACGGGGAAGAAAACGAACTATTAGAATTTTTGAAAAGTAGGAGGTAGGTGTAGTGGTTGGAAAATTTAATATTAACATCGCAAGCCTACAAATTCGCCGAAGATGTTCTGTCTGGCAAGATTATTTCAGGGAAGAAAAGAAAACAAGCCTGCCAGAGATTCATTGACGACTTAGAAAAATCAGAACAAAAAGACTTCCCTTGGAAATTTGACATAAAAAAAGCATATCTACCCATTGATTTTATGGAACGGTTTTTAATACCCACTAAAGGTGATTATGACAAAATGACACTACAACCTTGGCAGCATTTTGTCGAAAGCCAGCTTTACGGATGGGTTGATAAGAAAACAGGGTACAGAAGATTCAGGGAGGGGTTAATTCTTGTAGCATCTGGTAACGGTAAATCTACCATGGTTGTTGGAAATGCGGTTTATATGCTTTCTGTAGACGGCGAGAGAGGTGCAGAGGTTTATACGCTGGCGAACTCAAAAGAACAAGCTAGAATAATATATGATGAATGCAAGGCACAAGTTGACGCAAGTGGACCATTGTCAAGAAGCCTGAGAGCCACAAGAGACGGGATATATTTCAAACCACTTGCAAATAAGATGCAGCCATTAGCAACGGATTCTAAGAACCTTGACGGAAGAAATGTCCATTTAGGGATATTCGATGAAATACAAGAGTACCGAGATTATAAATTAATCAATGTTATAAAGGCAAAAACAAAGAAACGCAAACAGCCGATGATTATATACATATCAACTCTCGGCACCGTGATAGACGGTCCGCTTATGGATTATTATGTTTTGGGTGGAAAGATCCTTGACAATGATCCTGCAATATCAAAAAGAGCCTCAGACAGAATGTTTGTTTACATTGACGAGATAGACGAGGATGACGATCCGGATGACGTGAGTTGCTGGGGCAAGGCGAATCCTAGCCTTGGTGTTCTGCTCGACCTAGATGATCTGATAGATGAGTGGGAACGGGTTAAATTAATACCAGCTGAACGGTCAAACTTCATAAATAAGCAGCTGAATGTGTTTACGATGGTGGACGAGTTATCGTTCCTTGACACAAAGACCATCCGAGCGAATGACCGTACTCTTGATGTTGACACTTTGAAAAATCAGATTTGTTACGGCGGGTTTGACTTAGCAGAAACAAACGACTTCTGTTCTGCTTGCTTGGAATTTCCGTTGCCGAATAATGACTTTTTTGTTTTGGAGCATTCATGGGTACCACGGAAGAAAATAAAAGAGGATAAGGAAAAACTAGACTGGCTCAACCTTGAAAAAGAGGGTGTCCTGACTTTTGTCAATAAGGATTATGTGGAATATGAACTTGTTTTACAATGGTTCTTAGAACAGAGAGAGCTTTACCGGATAGATTCCATAGGCTACGATCCCGCAAAGGCCTTTATGTTGGTGAACGAGATGCGCGGCCGTGGATTTGTGCTAAACGAAGTTAGACAGGGCGAATTAACATTAACCAACCCGCTCGACAATCTAAGGGAAAGATTTATAGACCGGAATATAATTCATAACAACAATTCGCTATTTTATTGGTACCTTGGCAATGTGAAACTAACAAAAAGAGGCCCGAATGCGACTTATTTACCTACAAAGCAGAACAAAAACCGCAAGATAGATGGTTTTGCGGCTTTATTAAACGCGCATTGCGAGTGGATGAGAAAACATCCAACATACATTGCGCCTGATAAAAAAGTATCGACAATAATCAAAATTTAAAGGCGGTGATGAAAATTTGAAATTTATAGATTACCTGTTTAGGCGTCGCAAAACTGAAAAAGCAGCCTCACCGCCGACAACAGGCACAAGGGCGCTGATCCGCTCTTCTTTTATGCCTCGATGGTTAAGAGGCGATTATACGCTACGGAATAGCGAATTGATTTTTTCGGCAGTATCAAGAATATCAAATGCACTGTCGGCCATGCCGGTCCAACTTTATCGAGGGTCTACAATTGTCAGGAATAACCTAAATGACATGGTGGGGTTTGAGCCGAACACAAACATGACAAGCTGCCAATTTTTCAAGACGATGGAGGCTTGCAGGGGAACGGAAGGAAATGCGTATGCATTGAAAGTATATGGACCCGATGGAACTTTGATGGGATTAAGGCCGTTAGACCCGTTGAGAGTGAAGCCGACACTTGAGGAAGAATCAGGCGAATTGTGGTATAGGATTACGCCGGAAAAAGGGGCAGATTATTATATTCACAATTTTTATATAATCCATGTGCCTTTTATATCCACAAACGGGTATTCGGGCGTAAATCCGGTGTCGGTGCTGTTTAACACGCTGTCATACAACGATGAAATACAGACATTCAGTGCGTCACAATTGAAAAAGGGCATAAATGCGCAGGTGGTGTTAGAGGCTCCGGCCAACCTTGGCGAAAACCAAAAGAAGGACATGATAAACGACTTCATGGAAACCTACAAAGAAACCGCCGGTAATATTCTGTTGTTGGAATCCGGGGTACAAGCGAAGTCGCTCAGCCTATCCCCTGTCGACACGAAGCTGTTTGAGGTTGAAAAGATAAGCCGTTCACGGGTGGCGATGGTTTATAATATCCCGCCGCACTTGTTAGGAGATTATTCCGATANTTCGTTTTCCTCGCAGGAACAGCAGATGCTTGAATTTTTAATGCTTACGATGTTGCCGATAGTAACAGCTTACGAACAGGAGCTTAACCGGAAATTGCTATCGAAGGAGGAACGCCGAAGGGGATACCATTTTGTGTTTGATATGAACGCTATTTTAAGGGCGGATGCAGCAACAAGAGCAGACGTACATCAGAAAGCTATTAGGGGCGGCTGGGAAACACCAAACGAAGCCAGGGCTGACTACGGACGCGACAAGGACCCGAATGGCAATAAATTGTTAGTTTCAAGAGACTTAACGACACTTGAATNTTTGATTAAAAATCCTGATAAAGTGAGAGGAGGAGAAAATAATGTACCTAAACAGGATACGTCCGCCGAAACCTAAGTTTGCCGAAAAGGTGACAAAGGCGGACTTTGTACCGGAGGAGCCAGTCATTAAGGACCCAAAAGCTACAACTGCTGACGGTGTCGCAAAGGAATTCGATGTTCCGATGGATGTGCTTGAGAAAGTCGACCCGTCGGGAGAAATGTTTGAGACTTTCAAGGAAAACATGAAACCGGACATTTCCACCTTGCCGTATTCCGAGCTTAGAAAACTCGCTGCGGAGAAAGGGATTAAAACGTCGAGAAACCCTAAAAAGGACGAGCTTATTGAGTTGTTAGGAGGTTCAGATGGATAAGATTGAAAAACTCAAATCAATTAGCACAATACCGGCTGATGCAGAAGCCGATATTGCTCTAATAAATCAATACTCGGTGAAGGAACTGACGTCGCAAGATGTCTTTTGTTTTTCTATTATCCTCTGTGATAACGAGGTAGACCGCGACATGGAGCGTTTCACAAGCGAAAGCCTTGATAAACTGGCGCCGATGTTCCTGGGAAAATCGGTCCTGTTCGATCACCGCTGGAGTACCGAAAAGCAAGTCGCGCGGCTATACCGTACATTCGTGGAGGAATTGAGCGAAAAAACTCAGATGAGGGAACAGAAGAGGGTATTGCGTGGCAGTGCCTATATGCTAAGGACGGAGGAAAACGCCGAAATCATCAAGGCCATAGAGGGCGGCATCAAAAAAGAGGTTTCCGTGGGCTGCAGCATGGGTGCCTGTGCCTGCTCAATATGTGGAGAGAAATTCTCCTACAATTGGCAGACAGGGAAATATCTTTGCGAAAATAACCACTTCAAAGGTGACACCTACGACGGCAAAATGTGTGTTGGCGATCTGACGGATCCTAAAGATGCTTATGAAGTATCCTTTGTGGCTGTACCGGCGCAAAAGGGCGCAGGAGTGACCAAGGGCCTCGATGGGGAATTCGACCACGATGGAGAATTTGATCGCATTGAATTCCTGAAGACCTACGACCTCAGCAAAATCAGCGCGGAGGACAAAAAAGAGATCATCAAGTTATTGCAAATGTCGCTCTCGGATGATGAGGAGCGCAAAGAACGGGCGAAATTACTCGCCGAAAACAAAAAATATTTGGAGGTAAAATAATATGACACTTTTTGAACTGAAAGAAAAAATAGCAACATTGAACGCGGCTATCAAAGCCGATGCGGACTGGATAGCGGAAAAGGCCGCGGATCCCACCGTAAAAATGGAAGAAATCAACGCAAAAACGGCTCACAGGGATGAGTTAGTGGCAAGACGTGACCTGCTCCAGAAGCAGCATGATGAGATGGAAAAGCAGCAGAGAGAACACTTGAAAGGGCAGAATCCCACCGGTGATCCCGAAAAGGACGACACTATCAAGAGAAAGGCAGCGTTTTTCAAAGCTGCACTGGCGGGGGATATGGAGGGTGCTAAAAAGGCATACGGCGGACTCGGCGCGATTCCTGCCAGCACGGCAGACCTCGGATACGGTGAGAATCTTCTCCCAACCAACATGGAAACAGAGCTTATCACCGAGCCGTTTGAAACCAACAGCCTCAGAACAATTGAGCAGGTGTCGCAGGTTACCGGCCTTGTTGAGCCGAAACTCCTGTTTGATATTGAGGATGCCGACCTTGCCGATGTAACTGACCAGGAGACGGCAAAAGAAATAGCAATGACCGGCGGAGATGTTGAGTACGGTCGATTTAAGACTAAAATAACTGCAACCGTGAAAGACACAGTCCTCCACGGAACCCCCACAAACCTTGTTGCGACCATCGAGAACGCTCTTCGCTCCGGCCTTGCAAAGAAGGAGAAGATGCGCGCGTTTAATACCACAGCTGACGGCACACACGATCACATGTCGTTCTACCTCAAGGGCATCAAGTCAGTTGCAGGCGATGATTTGATTGACGCTATCCTAAAAGCTCTGGGCGATCTGGCCGACAGCTACAGCGAAAATGCCTGTGTTGTTATGCGCAAGACCGACTATTTCTCCGCAATCAACAAGCTGGCCAACGGTGGGGCAACTCTGTGGGGCAAGAAGCCGGAAGATGTTATCGGATATCCTGTCATATTCAACGACAAGGCAGTCGTGCCTGTAATCGGTGACTTCCGCTATGCGCGTCAGAACTACGACATCGGCACCATCTACGAAACTGACAAAGACGGTAAGAAGGGCGAATACTACTTCATCCTGACCGCTTGGGGCGACCATCAGATTAAACTGGCAAGTGCATTCCGCTTAGCATATGTTCGTGTTCAGATTATTGGCGCGGGCATTACGGATACAACCGTGGCCGCTGAGGGCGACATTGAGGTTGATAGCCTTGTGTTTAATGACGGAGATGACGGGACTGAGCACTCAACAGTGTCTTATTTGTGGCAGAAACTTGTAAACGGAACTTGGACTGACCTGACCTCTGCCTATACCGGCTATAACACCGATACACTGACAACCAAATCCGGGGATGCAAACGCATCATTCCGTTGCAAAGTAACCTTCACCGATGATGACGGTTCAAGCACAGTTTACACCAACATCGTGACAGTATCCGCTACCTAAAGGAGGTCCACTATGGCAGTAACGGCGAAAAAATTAAAAGAATATTTGCGGCTGCCGCCTGACGACTATACTTTGACGGGTGATGCAAGCATTAACATTGACACTTTCGCCGCTGCTGTCACCGAGAGCGGCACCTATACGTTTATAAAAGATGACGGCTGGACATTAAACGGTTCAGCCGTCGATCTTTCCGAGTATGGGAT